CAACGACTTCGGAGAAGCTGGGGCGCTGCTGGTGCAGAACAGCGCGAGCGCAGACATCAGCGGCACCGTCACCGGCTCCAGCGTGAGTTTCTCACCGATGCGGCTGTGACCGTGGTGGCGATTGGCCTGACCACCGGGCAGTACGTGGCAACGCAAGCCACGATCACACGGGCGGTGGGCCAGAGCATCAGTTTGACCAGTGCGTTGGAAAGGAATTTTGTTTCATGAGCACGATTATTCCTATTCCGGGCCTTGAGTCCATGTACGCCGTATCCGATGATGGTCGTGTTTGGAGCTACAAAACCGGCAAGTGGCTTAAGCACAGCTTGTCGCGCGGTTACCCTATGGTGAATCTGACAGTTGAAAACCCTAGAGGCCGTGTCGGCGGCAGCGTTCGCGGCCCCAATATCGGGCGGCAATGCCGTCAAAAAGTATTCCGCGTTCACCGACTGATGCACCGCGCCTTCTTCCCAAAAGCAGCCGGCGTCATTAATCACAAAGACGGTAACAAGCTAAACAACACCCTAGAAAACCTAGAAGTTGTCACCTCTGCCGAAAACAACAAACACGCCTATCGAATTGGCCTGAAGCAACCCGTTGCTTTTAAGCGTGAATCCAACAGGTCCGCAAAACTAACCTCGAACCAAGTTTGGGAGGTTGTGCAGTGCGTTTTTAACGGATTCAGGCCAGAGGAGGTTGGAGCCGCTTATGGCATCGTGGCGGGGCACGTAACAAAGCTGTTTAACGACCACTTTGGTTTTGGTAGCAGTCGCATGCGCGACCCGCTGGCTCGCCATAAGGCGCACTTAATTCGCCTGAACGCCTAAACCATGTCCGTCACGTTCGACGCTGCCAACAAACGCATCGTGGTCAACCCGGGGGTCACCTCGGTCACGGCGCAGGCGCTGTATTCCCGCTGGAAAGAGTGGGCGCAGGCGAACGCACAGTACGACGCAGCGTTCCGGGTGGTGGGTGGCGACCCCATCGGGGGCGGGCTGTTCGTGGCGAGCTATTTCTTCCTGATCAACGGCTGGCGGGTGCGCCCGTTTGAGGGCAATCATGCCCGTGGTGCCGACGCTGGGCAGCTTCAATGTGAGCACCCAGTTCACGGTGCCGGTGCAAGCGCAGGGCATTGCGACCAGTGGGTCAACAGGCCCGACCGAGGCGCAGATTGCAGCGGCGGTGTGGGGCTACATCACGCGCAATGTGAATGTGACGCACATGAATGGGGCGCAGGTGGTGGGCACGGGTGCGGAAGGGGACGCTTGGAGGGCGGCCAGTGTTCCACCTTGATTCGTTTGACCGGAGGTCGTTTCACCCGATCTCCTGGGCGCCGGCTGATGAATCGCAGGTGCCAGAAGAAGAATTGCGCCAGGAATACCGGGGCGGCGGGCTGCGCAGACAGCGACGGGGCCGACTGCACCGACAAAGCCAGGTTGAAGCCCGGCGCCAGTTTCAAGACGCCACAGACCAGGACATCGAGCGCCTGGTGCGCGAGAAGTGGGAGGCGATCGAGCGCGCACAGCGAGACGACCAGGCGCTGGCCGATCAACTGCGGGCAACTCGGGTGCAGCCCGTGCCATCAGGCCAGCAGGCGCCAGATGCGCGCCCCTCGCTGGTGCCGTTGTCGCTTGATGCGCAACCTCCCTGGCTTGCTCCCGGCCCTGGCGTGGATGTGGCCGGCGCTGTGCTGATGCCTGGCGCGCTGGATGGCCTGGCGCAGGACGAAGAGGCATTGCTGCTGCTTCTGCTGGCCGACCTGTGAACCGAGACAAGCATGGCACCCTGCCCTTTTTTCAACCGCAACCCCAAGGAGCGCGCATGAGTACGCAAGACGATGATCTGATGGCCACCCTCACGGACGAGGAGCGTGCCGCCATGGCTGATGACACTGACGATGAGACTGGCGCGTCAGATCTGGGCACCAACACCCCCGGCGAAGATGACGATGGCGATGATGATGCGGACGACGCAAGTACCAGCGATGCCCCGCCGATTGAGGGCAAGGCGGCGAGCCAGGCGAAACCTGAGCCTGAGCCTGAGCCTGAGCCTGAGCCCAAAGCAAAGCAGCCCCGCTACGAGGCCGATTTGCCGGCTGACTACGGCGATCGGATTCAGTCGATCAAGGACAAGGATGCTGAGGCGCGCCAGCAGTTCAAAAACGGCGAGATTGACATTGATGAGCGCGACCAGATCCTGGATTCGCTGCGCGATGAGCGTGAGGAGCTTTTGGTGCAGCGGGCTCGCGCCGCGACCCTGAGCGAGGTGAATGCGCAGGACGACAAGCAGGTTTGGATGAAGACGGTGGAATCCTTTGCGGCCGATGTGGCCCGGATGCCCACCGACCAGGGCGGCATTGATTACAGCAAGGACGGCGATGCGCTGGCGGATTTTGACCGGGAGGTTAAGGCCCTGGCAGCCAACCCGCGCCATGCCGACAAGGAGCCGCGCTGGTTTCTTGAGGCTGCACACCGGCGGGTGATGGGCGACCGCGGGGTGGTTTTTCGCTCGGTGAGTGCGCCCACGACTGCCAAGCCGACCGCGAAAGCGGCCAGCGAGCAGCGCAGCGCATCGGCGGCGATCAAGGCGGCGGCCAGTGCTTCGCTGGCGAATGTGCCGGGCGGCGAAGGGCCGGGCGATCTGGGCGGCAATGAGTTTGCGGACGTTCTGGCGCTGGAGGGCGAGGAATATCACGACGCGATTGCACGCATGTCGCCGCGCGAGCTTGAGAAGTTCAAACGCTTCGCCTGATGATGAGCAAGGAACTCGGCCTGGTGATTGATCTGCGCGCAGGCGAAGAGATCTCCTTGTCGGGGCCTGCCCGCATCACCGTCATACACAAAAGCGGTCAGTTTGCGCGGCTGCGCGTGGTGGCTTCGCCTGACGTGAAGATTGAGCGCAAGCAAGATGGCGAGCGAGCGGCCATCGATACAAGCATGGCAATGTGACGGCCTAGCTGAAAGGCTATTTCATGTGAGCGCAGGAGTGCTCCGAAAAAGTGTCCACTTTTAAGGAGTTCTCTCAATGGCACGCACCATCATCGGCGTCAATGACGCCAAAGCAGTCAAGAAGTGGGCCGGCTTGCTGGCTCTCGACGCCAGCCACAAGTCCTATTTCAACCAGCGCTTCATGGCGCGCGGCGCAGAAGCTGAGGTGCCGATCCAGATCTTGACCGATCTGGAATCTGACGCTGGTGAAACCATCAGCTATGACCTGCTGGCCGAACTCAAGATGGCGCCCGTTGAAGGCGAGGACATCCTGGAGGGCAAAGAAGAAGGTCAGCGGTTCTACACCGACCAGATCTACATCGACCAGGCTCGCTGCGGTGTGAACACCAACGGCAGCATGACGCGCAAGCGCACGCTGCACGATCTGCGCGAGAGGGCCAAGCGCCAGCAATCCCAGTGGTGGGGTCGACTGCTGGACGAGCTGCTGTTCATCTACCTGTCGGGCGCGCGCGGCATCAACCCCAATTTCCTGCTTCCCGCGGGTTACACCGGCCGTGCCAACAATGCCCTGGTGACGCCCGATGCAGCGCACACGATGTACGGCGCCGAACTCAACGCCTCGGGCGCTGAGATCAATGGCGCGACTGCGTTCAACAACATCGACGCGGCCGACCGTTTCAATCTGCGGTTGATCGACCGCGCCAAGACCCGCGCTGACAGCCAGGGCGGTGGCGTGACCGACATCCCGGTGCTACAGCCTTGCAAGATGGATGGCGAAGAGACTTTTGTGTGTGTGATGCACACCTTCCAGGAAGACGATCTCCGCGCATCGACGGCGACCGGCCAGTGGCTGGATATTCAGAAATCCGCAGCGGGCGCCGAGGGTCGCAAGAACCCGATTTTCAAGGGCTCTTTGGGCATGTACCGCGGCGTGATTCTGCACAGCCACCGCAACGTGATTCGCTTCAACAACGCGGGCGCCGGCGCCAACGTGGAAGCTGCTCGCGCGCTGTTCCTGGGCTCGCAGGCTGCGGTGGTGGCCTTCGGCTCGCCGGGCACCAACATGCGCTTCGACTGGCACGAAGAGAAGCGCGACAACGGCGACAAGGTGATCATCTCCACTTCGTCCATTTTTGGGGTGAAGAAGGTGACTTTTTCCACCCCGGCCGGCCCGCAGGATTTCGGCGTGTTCTCGCTGGACACCGCTGCCGCATCGCGCTGATAGCTGACGCTGCCAGTCGACCAAACCAAACAGGAGAAGCAATATGCCTTTCACGAACAAAAACGCCCGGCTGATTGGCCAGGCCCCCACGATCTTCCCCGCCGGCGCCGAGACAGTTGCTCAGCGCGATCAGGTGGCTCTTGTGCCCGGCGATCTCGACCTCAACGACGCCGGTGGCGTGACCATCCTCCCGGCTGGCTGCGAGCTGGTGGGGATCACCTACGACTCTGACGATCTGGACACCAACGGAACGCCAACGATCGTTGCCTCGATTGGCGTGATGAACGTGGGCGGAACCGCCCTGGCCACGACGCTGGCCACGGGCGTGACGGCCAGCCAGACCGGCACCGCCGTGCATTTGGTGACGACTCAGATCATGCGCCTGGCCAAGGCTGACGTGGACCGGGTGATCGGCGTGCTGTTCACCGCGGCTTCTGCCACCAAGGCGGCCGGATCGGTGGGCCTGACGCTGCATTACCGCGGCGCCTGATTCGAACTCGCCGCATTGTGGGCGCTGGCCCAGCGTCTTCTGCGAACAAGGGGGAGGCTCGACTCCCCCTTTCTTTTTGGAGTGACGAGACATGAAGTTGCAAACATCGATTCAGCCGCGCCGCGATGGCGGGGTGGTTGTTTTGGGCCAGGATCGCAAGGCGTACACGTTTGCGCCAGGCCAGGATGGTCTGCTGGAGTGCGAGATCGAGCACGTGGAGACGGTCAAGCACTTGCTGCGCACGGAGAATTTCTTCCCGGTGAATGCCGAGGATTACGACTTTGCGCTCGCGCTTGCCCGGCCTGACTCGGATCTGGACGATGCGCCAGACGGCCGCGAGTCTTCGCTCAAGTCAGACGACGATCTGGATCTGGATGATGACGAGGGCAACCCAGACGCGATGCCGGTGGAGGCTGAGACGCCGCCCAAGGCGGCGCCAGACAAGGCCGCCAAGAGCAATGCGCGGGCGCGTGCGGCCGCTGCGAAGTGAGGTAGCGGGGTATGGCGGCATGGGACTTGTGGTTTCCTGACGTGATGGTGCACGCCCCTGGCGCGCCGGACCCGCTGGTGCGGCAGGCGCTGTGCCGGGCTTCGCGTGAGTTTTTCCGACGCACGCGCGCCTGGATGGAATGGATGGATGTCAGCACCACCACCGAAGGCTCGGGCGTTGAGTACGTTTTTGATTTGCCTGCCCAGACCGAACTGCACCGGCTTGAGCGGGCCACGGTGAATGGCAAAGATCTGCCGATTCAAAATTACCGCCAGCGTGCCAGCGATTGGACCCAGCACCCGCAGGGCGCCCAGGGCTTGATTTCTCGGGACTTGCTCTCTTACAGCCTGGTGGGAGCCTTCCCGGCTGGTGAGTCCATTCAGGTTCAGGCGTCTCTGATTCCTACGCTGACGGCGACCGGCATCCCGAACCACCTGGCCAATCAGTATCTGGAGGTCATTGCGGAGGGCGCGAAAGCCTTGCTGTTGATGACGCCCGGCGCAGCCTTTTCCCAGCCAGATCTGGCTGCGCTGAGTCGTTCGATGTTTGAGCGGGGCACCGATAGCCGCGCGGCCGCTGTGTACCGCGGCCACACGAACCAGGTTCCGCGCGCTCGCGTGAAGTGGTGCTGAATTGATCTGAGGCAACACCATGCCCACCACCGCGCAATCCATCATCGACGACGCACAGACGGCGCTGCAAGACCCCACGGGCGTGCGCTGGCCCGCGCTGGAGCTGCTGGGCTACCTGAAC